CCAATGATCTAATGCAATGCATGGCTCACCATATCTATTGCCTATGTAGTCTAAGCCCCATACTACCTGAGTCCATCCATCTTGATCCTTAAGCCATTCACTATTACCTTGAGGAATACCATAATGAGAACCATTCTTTGCTAATGGATTCCAATTAGATTCATGTGTATAGAGCTTTAATAAGCAGTTATATTCTTTGTAATTAAAGTCTAATAGATAGAGAGAATAAGTTTTATAGTCTATGTAGTTGGTTTGTTGCACTGGTTCAGAGCTACCTGCATAAGGCTCTATGCATAGAGCTATCCCAATAGCTACTAGCACCCCGCAAGCTACGCCCCTGAAGGGCTTGCGGTGAGCCTTTGAGAGGCTCTGCGCCGTTAGCGTACCATGCGTGTCAAGATTGTGCATAACTCGTGTCCTAACTATGCGTGAAGTGAAGTTTTGCCCCTACTTATCCACAGGCTGTGTGAAAGTAACAATAATAGAAGGGAATGGCGCACCTAACTTAGAACCACCGAACTTAAGCCGACCTTTAATAAATTGAACCTCTGCATTAGGCAGAACCAGCTCATGAAACCATTTAGTGTCAGTCCTAGAAGGCAATAACATAACAACTAAATCATCATGTTCTGACGCCTTTTTGACCCAATCTTTAATGACTCTGCCATAAGGTGGGTTGCACCATACTCGCCCATACCAATCAGCAACTAAGCCATCCCTGCGTGATTCATCTACATGATCAAGGCCAAAGTATTCACTGCACAATGCATTATCTTTAGAAGCTGCAACATCCAATGTAAAGCTATGAACAGCATTTAACTCATTGAATAGGTCTTTAGGTGTAGCCCATTCAACAGTCTCACTGGGGTTCATATATGCAGTCATTTAATTGATCCCAATATGTATAACCCCATCTCTGGATTAACTGCATTTCTGAGAGCTTTACGCTTGTCTGGAAGCTGATAGTTAGACAAGTCATAACCATAATTAGTTGCTATTTTTTCTGCAGCTCCATTGTGCGTCATCCCATCTGCACCAAAGTCTTTAGGTTCAATGTGGAAGTTAGTCCAATAAGGATGTCTGCCTAGAACAACTGTAGGTTCAATAAAGTATTCATAATAAGGCCGCACATTATCAATTACCCATTTACCTTTGAAATAGTGTTGTAATAGCAAGATTTCTTCATATAGCTTCATATCTGGATAGATAGCTTTAGATCCAGTATTCATAGATACATGCTTGCGTAATCTTGAATGACTAGGACATGGTGGGCTTGACCAGATAAAGTCAAACTCATCAAAGTGTTCTAACAGGTATTGGTGTGCATCTCCCACAATTACAGTGTCAGTTGCAAATAAATCTGCATAAACTGCGGCTACTTGTGGGTCAAACTCCACAGCAGTTATCTCATATTCATCGCCCCATAGCTTGCGATTGCCACCTATACCTGCATAAAGGTTAAGTATTTTCATCTTTGCCCCATCCAGTTCCTTTGAAGATTGCCCCTACTGGGCTAATTACTTTGCTCATAGGTTCATTGCAATAAGTGCATAGAACTGTGGGTTTGTCATGCCAGCCATGATGCAGCTCATTCTTTAATCCGCATCTTCCACATTTGTAATCGTAGGCTGGCATGTTTTACATTCCCCAATCATCCATGATCCACAGCCATCACATCTAACAATGTCTGCTTCAGTCGGTTTAGTGTTTAAGTGACCATACTTTAATTCTAGAAGTGGAAGCAAGTCTTGGAGCTGGATGATGCAGGCATACTCCGCTGCATTTTCTCCCTGCCCGTTGAGACGCAAGACTGCAAAGCCTAATTCCCCCGAAACGGCTGTGCGTTTACGAATCTGCTCCAAGACTGCCTTTGGTTGAAATCCAGCCCTTGCCTTGACTTCACAGTCAAAGGGTACAGACTGAATATCTTTACCATTCCCCCTTCCCACACTAGCGAATGGCCAGACAGTCGATAGGTACTGTGCGACCACCCGCTCTGTGCGGAAACCTCGGTGCTTTCTGTGTTGGCTAATGGTTCATCCCAGCCATGTAGCCCATTGCAATGCCGCCAATGAATAGAGCTAGTGTTAAATACATTAACAACATTTCCTTATCCATTGACTGCCTTACATTTATTGCAAGACCAAGTGCCAGCAACTACGACACCTTCAACAATCCTTGCAGTGATCGTGATGTCAGAAGCTAGTGTTGGCTCATTGCATAGTTGGCAATTAACTGTGTCAATCATAGGCACATCTTCCACATTAACCCAGCCGTCAACTGTGTGAAACTCTGCATACCCCATTATACCCTCGCCTTCTGCGGTTCCCATTTTCCGCTGCTTGAAAGGTTGTACCAATGCGTTGGACATTTATCCATCCCACCAATTTGACCCTTAGTGACACAAAAGAATCCAGCCCAATCTTTCCCAGTCTTAGCAGAATGACCAGTGCGCCACTCCATATGTCCATGATTGCAACTAGGTGCATCCATAGCTTCTGCCGTACCTAGAATCTCTGTCACTGTTGCCATTGCTGATTCCAATGTGACTGGAGCTAGTGTGGTCTTGACAGATGATCCGATTGGCGTAGTCCAGTAATCGGTGTCACCCTCTTTGATGTCCTGTGGTGCTGGCTTTACTTCTTGCTTGACTACTTTAAGAGCTGGATGGTTAGGTGCAACCTTGCTCATTTCTTCTCTAGAAGGACGCTTTCCTTTAGGAGCATAACCCGCATTTGCAAGCGCTCTGCCAATAGCAGATGTCTCGCAATTCTCCAATGCAGAAGTTTGATTGACCCCGCGAGTGCTAACCGTTTCTTCAGCGTACCCTGTTGCCCACGCGATGCTATCTTGGCCAGTCTTAAAGAGATAAGCCTTAACAATATATCGACTCGCTTCCACAACTTCCAACTCAGTGCTAATACGAAAATCTGGATAATCTTTAATAAACTTTTCAAGTCTCACCTCTACTGGTTCATAATCGGCTAGGTTAAACATATAGGTCATTCTCCTCTGTCTGTAGTTGTCCAGCAATAGCTAGATAACTGGCTCCATCAATCCATGAATCGACTCTTGATCCATCTTCGATTGTCCTTGCGATTTTGACCAGCGATAGGATAACTGCAACTTGGTAATCTTCCACTGGCATTTCAAGGTAGGCACTGATAAGTCGTGCTGCTCTCGCCATATTGTCACTTGGGTGGCCGTAAGCGAGTCCTCTGTCCTTGTATAGATCAGTGGCAGAACTAAGTATTTCTCCATGTTTCATTCTGACCAAAACTCTGAGCGATTGACTGCTCTGCCTTTATGCCAACCATCGCGATGACCGCGTTCGTAGGCTTCTTTGTATGCTGAAACTGCATAAACTATAAAGCTGATACCTGCCCCTATAAGGCAGATGATTAGCAGCTTGTCATTATTGCTCATCTTTGTACCTATCTGCATCCAGCGCCCTCGTTTGGCTTACAGGATTAGTGTTGCATAGAGTCCAGACTAATCAACGGACATTTAGATAACGAAACGATAACGATTCTTAGGCGTACAGTTTGCCGTAAAGGGTAAAAGACCCATCCTTATTGATAGGCACTAGCATAGGAGAAACGCGGTCTCCATGAGTCTCAATGACTGCCACGCTCATCTGCCAATTAGCGCTTCCAGCCTTTAAATAAGAGGCTTTCTTCTTGTCCATGACATTTCCTGCCTCTAAGCCCCAAAGAGTCCTGTATGACGCTCCTATGCCCTCTGTGAAGGCACTAATGCCTGCCCTGTGCGTGTGACCACAGACCACAGACTTGCCAAACTTCTTAGCCAGCCCTAGAGCTGTGAGTCCAGCATTGGAGTTCATTGATCCTTCATCGCCATGGACTAAGACCCATCCCTTATGAAACTCGAATGGTCTTTTATGGAAGCGGATTCCGAGTCCAGCGAAGTCCATAAACTTTGCGTATTCCAGTTCTGGTAATCCGATGAGGCTAGGTGCGCGTAATAGTGTGTGGTATAGGCGGTCTGTGTGATTGCTCCGAGTGACATCTGTTGTGCCGAGTTCATAGAGAATATCCTGCGCAAGGCTTCTGTCAGCATCTAGCGTACCTTCCCACTCCAACTTAGTACCTTGAGCCCAGCGAGACTGGCTCTGCATATCTAGCTCATCACCTGTGTTCAGGATGAGGTCGAACTTCTCTCGCTTTACTAACTTAATGAGATTCTTTACAGCTGCTTCATGATGATATGGAATCTGAAGGTCGCTGATAATTAAATATCTCGCTTTAGTCATCGTCCTCATCTTCGTAGTTGCCGAACTTCTCTGGATCGACAGGGTCAGGCAATATCCAAGCAGGGTAAGACTGAGGTTCAGTAATCATGAACATGGCTACATCTTCTTTAAAGCCTGCTCGTTTAAGACTACAGAAATACTCATAAAGCCCAATGCAATAAGCATCTAGCTTTGAGTAACCTTGTTCCTCTAATGCCTTAGTTGCTTTTCTTGCCATGAGAGAATTGTTACCTGTCTAGGATACGAAGTATGGTATCAACACGCCCTCTGAGTTCTGAAATCTCATCACGCATTGATGACCCACTATTGGGCTTTAGTTCGCTTAGGTAATGCTTTACTAACCATTTGACTGAGCCAATAAATGAACCAATAATGGTCGTAGCAGCAACAGCAAGAGCCGCCGTGTCCATAGCAGTCATTATCTTTTTGGAGTGGCATATCCAAAGACACCAGCTAATAAAGCCCAGAGAACTGAGCGATAGTCAGCTGCGAAATTAGTTGCAGCCCATGCTGATAGGAATGCTCCAGCAGTAAGGACATAAGGGCTTTTCATATTCATTAGTTTGCTCCTAGCATAGGTATCTGAAAAAACTCACCCAGAAGGTCAGCTTCTTTCTTAAAGCTGACATGCATGTGGTGATTGTGTTTGTTAGCCCCACTGTAGTTGCGCCACTTCCAGTTAAGGATGGGAGACGCAATCCTGCCGTTAAATATAATGTACGAGATGCGCTTTTCTGCCTTAGACTTGCAACTGATTCGAAGCTGATCCGCAAGGTCTGGCATGATATGCGGTTTGACTCCTGCACCGAATAAGTCTGCGTCAATGTCAATGGCACGAACCCAACCTTGCTCATCTGGATTATGATCAGACTTGCGAGCAGCGTGTCGGCTATCACCGAGCCAGCCGTCACTTGCTCTGTCACGATCCGAGAAGCAATCATCAATCTGTTCTCTGAGTTGGATGGCCGATTTAGATAGACGCGGTTTCATGCGTAATCATCTCAGTCAAGTGTTCCACTATTTGCCCAGTTTTAAGCCAGCAGGAATTGGCTTTGCGTAGTCCCATTTGGCAATGTATTGGATTCCATCTTCATCTTGTTGCAGACGAATCTTTCCATTGCGAAACTCATCGTAAGTGTCAGTAATTGTTAGTTCTGGATAAACTGCAATAATTTCTGAATAAAGATCCATCTTATGCTCCTAAATAACTGAGAGAAAACTCACTGTAAAATGCTGTCTTATCTAAATCGATTGCACCACCTGATGATTGATAAACAATCATTTCAAAATAATCACCGACAGCAGCATTTTGTACTGAAGTAATACACATTTGTAAATTACCGCGTGTGCTTAATGAGAACTCGCTTTCATTTACTTCAGCACCATTTTTGAAAAAGTAAAGAATGCGCGCTCCAGTGTTAGAACTGCTATTGAAAGTCGTCTTTAAAACAAAAAGATACTTCCCTGCTTTACCTGATGGAATTGTGAACCTAGAACTATTTGTTGTGTTATCGTGAAAATTGTCTGTATCGTAACTTTCAGTATTCCAAGTGACAACTGGATAAGTAGCGTTTGGAATACTTTGAACTGCGCTTCCGTAAACTCTTGCACCAACAAAAGTTGCACCTGAAGGCGTAGCCCATTTCAAGCCTGTTGGGCTGACTGTGGAATCTGCCGTCAAGACTTGTCCGTTTGTGCCTACTGCTAACTTTGTGTAAGTGTTAGCTGCTGATCCAGCGTATAAATCGCCTTTTGCTGTTGGAGCAATTAAATTGACCGTACCTGCAAGGTCATTCATATTGGTTGCGGACAAGACATCGCCTGTGGCGAAGTTTGCCTTAGTCGGGAATCCAGCTGCCATTATTGCTCCTTAGTAACTTAATACGGATGTTCCTAGAATACCGTATAATGCGGACGAAAGTATGAATCCATCTATGATGGGCTCTATAGTGGTGAAAGTTGTAGCCCAAGAATTAGGCGTGATGTCGTGACTGACACCCTGAACTTGCAAGGTTTTGGTTATTGTTGAACCGCTATCTGTGGTGTTGGTAATAGTGACTGGGTCAAAGTAATCAAGATTCAGAGCTGCCGTTACTCCAGCAGAATAGTCTGGACTCATTAGATCAAGAGTTAAAGCATCGATACGGATGCTAGTGTCTTTGCGAGATGCGACATAAGCCTGAGCAAAGTTCAATGCTTCTGCATCAGTCTCCATCAGCAGGTTTTGTTGAGTGTATGAATGCAGGAAGTAAGTGTCGATAGAAGTGGCATCGCTGGCAGTCTGAGTAGTTCCACCCGTGCGCTGAATATTGGCTTGGTTATAGACAAGCTTGTCATCAAAGGCAAACTTCACATTGGCATAAGAAATGCCTGTTCCAGTCTGGTTAAAAACTGTTGGAGTACCGCCAATAGATGCCGTTGTAAAGGCTCTATCTTGGAATACAGCGTTGCCAGCAGGGTCGATATAGAAAGCACCATATTCAGTTAGTTCGATTGTTTTAAGGGCTGTCAAGGCTGCTCTAGAGCTTGCAGGGTCTGCCTGACAGGTTGTCTGTCCTGTATCAATATCACGCATGGATGCAGGCCAATTAATTGTGTCCAGAATCCTGCCAATGCGTGTGCCAGTTGTCTCACCTGCCACTGCACCCGTTACTGTGGTGATTGCTGAAGTATTGAATATCTTAAATGCATCAAAGGCTGTAATTGTGACATAAGCAGTTTCTTGGCCTTGAGGATAGGTATAGCGATATTCTGCTGTATAACCTGAAAAGAGATAATAGTCAGTGCCATTGTAATTGGCTGAAATGCGTAGTTTTCTAGCTGGTTGTAAATAGCCATAAATCGGAGACGATGTGTTCTGGGGATTGAAATTTCCTTCAGGGTCAAGGATTCGAACAGTTGCCTGACCTGCATCGTAGGTATCCTGTAATAGGTTACGACCTCTACGAATGGCAATATTGGTTGTAGAAGTTGAATAGTCAATAACCAGAGATGCATTGTCAGCTAATACATTTGTTCCAAGAATGCCTTTAGCAGGATCATCTAAAGTGAAAGGAATGCCATAAGCAGGGCCATTGGCAAAGTTAATCGATACCGTAAGAGTTGCTGGAAGCGCCATTAGATAGCCGTAGTAACTGCCTGACGGCTATATCCAATAGCTGACCCAGCCCATCCTGATTTAGCAAGGGCATCGTTAATGGCTTGATTAAGGTCATTTTCAGCAATGACTGAACCTTGAACAGTTGTATTGATAGTGACGCCTACTGGCAGTTGATTGCCAGTTCCAGAAGTGCCTAATCCAACAGTTGATGGCATTGATGTTGTGTTGCCACCAGTTGAAGTAATGCCCAAAGATGCGTTAGTTGCTCCCACGAATGGAACATAGCCACCAAGTGCAGCCTTTTGTGCTGAACCTAAAGAAGCAAAGGCAGAAGCTGCTGAACCAGCAAAACTATTGAAATAACTTGAAAGACTTGCTAATTGCTCCTTGACTGACAAAAAGTTCCAGTTTTTAAATACATCATCAAGAGGCTTAATACTTTGTAAGGTGCTGACTAGCTTCTCAGTATTCTTCTGAGCATCGTCCAACATCTTGGTATATTTATCTATCTGGTCAATATTCTCAGATTCAATAGCCTGCATGAGTTTTAGGCGGATACGATCTTCTTCTGAAATCTTGCCCTTGAGTGCTGCTTCAATCTGAATCTTCTGTAGGTCAAAAATTGCTTTGGCTTTAGCCAGTTTGAGATTATCTTTAGTGGATTTGGTTAAAGCCTGAGTTGCTTTAAGTTGAGCAGCTGCTGCTTTAGATGCAGCTATTGCATCGGCCTTTTGAGTATCCTGCGAGGACACACTTGTTGAAATGTTGCCCATGCCTTTAAAGCCATTGGCGGGGTTATTGTAAAAGAAGAAGTTCTTTGGATCAAATAAAGATTTAGTGATATTGACAAACTTGCCAGTCTCACGAGTTAGATTAGCAAAGGCTTCTGCAATCTTTCCAATACCGCTAATTACTGGATCAATGGTGCTAGAACCTGAAGCAGTCTTAAGGGCATCAACGAATCCCTTGCCAATAGTTTCTTTAGCATTATTGACTGCAACCTGTAACTTGGCTATTTCGCCTGCATAAGTACCAGCAGCAACAGAAGCCTGACCTGCAAAAAGAACAGAGAGTTTTTGTTGGATTTCTTCAAAACTAGAGCTAGTGAGTTCTGCCTTGCTAAGTCCTACTCCTAAACGACCAAGAGCTTGAGTCTGCCCTAAATAACCCTTCTGGAGACTTTGTGAGACCTGAGTAAGGCTCTTACCTGTGCCTGCGCTTATATCTAATGCAAGGTTAAGTAATTCTTGAGACTTAGTGACTGACATGGTGGCTCGCAAAAAGCGATCCATGGCTGGACGAAGTTCATCATCAAGAACACCAGTCTGTTGCTCTAAACGAGAGATGTAGCCATTAACCGTTGCTGAGTTACTACCATAAGCAAGTCCAAGATTGTTAAGAGTTTGTCCTAATGCTTTAGCTGCTTTGTCATCTTCTGCAAAAGCCTTGATTGACCGACCAATGCCACGAACGCCAAAAGCAACACCTAGACTGCCTGCTAATCTTTTAACGCTTCTAGAAAGTTTATCGGTAGATGTCTCTGCTGCCTTAAAGGCCTTTTTGCCTATGAACTCAGCTGCAATATTGATGGCTACATTGCTCATGCTGCTCTCCTAATATCTACCATTGCTGTTCTGCGATTGAACTTTGTTGTGGTGTTTTCAATAGCCTTAAAGACTGAAGCATTGGCTCTACCTTGAGTGTTAGCCCATGCTCTAAAGATTAAGCGACCCATCATGCGATGATCACCTTTACGAGCTGGCCCATAGAGTTGCCCTAGATTAGATATAAATTGATTGCCAGCATAAGGATTATTGGAGCGAGACACACCCTTAGATGCTCCGCCTGCCTTTGGCCCAACCCAATCCTGACCTTGGCCATTCTTGCGACCGGCGGTCTCATAGATTGCACCAATCATAGACTTATTCTGAATGCGGATGTTATTCACAAAGCCAGCGCGGTTAGGTTTAGATGGTGTTGTCTTATAAATAATGCCCTTGCGGATTTCACTAGCGTTGTATTTTGGAAATCTTCCACGAGGACTAGAAACTTCACTCCAGCCGCTCATAGGAGAAGCAACAGGCACAAATGACCTAGCTTCATTAACTATGGGCTTTAGAACTGCGCCTAATTCTCTTGTCAATTCTTTAGCAAGGTCTGGAGCATATTTGTTTAAGGCTTTCTTAAGGGCGACCGCGCCTACTACTTCTGTTGGCATCGTTCATCTCCTTTGCTTCATCTTTTAAGCCTTGCAACAAAGCCTGAAACATTGTTGGTTCTAACTCTAGTAATTGCTGTGGCGCGACCCCCAACCTTATGCTCAGACGAGCAATGAGGTAGGTGAATGGAAGATCGCGCTTTAAGACAAAGGGTCTGAGTCCAACACCTCAACACTTTTAAGAGTGCTGATGAAAGTCTCTAACCTTGCATCTACTGGCTCACCTAACCGCTTAACAACTTCATGAGCTAAAAAATACACTTGGGTCTGAAGTTCTTCCTCGCGGAAGGCCTTGTGAAACCCCATCTTGTAATGCTGTTCGAATATATATTCGATTAAGGGAGTTACTTCCCCTTGCACTACTTTTCCATCTGCAAATGTAATCTTCAACTGTGCCATGATTGCCCCTTTTGTTTAGTTGTTTAGAATGTACCTGTTGTTGCTACTGTGATTGCTCCTGAGACCTGAAAAGTCAAACTTTGCATTCCTAAGCTTGCGACATCTCCTGAAATAGGAGTGATTGTGTCAATCAAGATTAGCCCACTGTAAAATGGGTTAGCAGCTGAACCTGATGATGACTTATCTAGTGCGCACTTGAAGTATGCATTAGTAGCAAATAAAGTGTTAAGTGACTGCAATACAGCAGAAGTTGCATCATCGTTGATTAGATCAACAGTAATGCTGTTATTTTGCAATCCAGCTACATAACGATGCCCTGTATCGCCCATGGCCGTGGTCTCGATCTGATCTACTGAACGAGTCAATGTGAAATTTGTAACATACGCGCTAAGATCGATTGAGGCAGGGTCTGTTGCACCTACTTTGAAACCGACCTTATTTACTAAACCTTGTGCCATTTTTATTCCTCATCTTTCTTAGTGACTGGTTTTGGTGCTGTTGCAGTTTGACCGATTCGCACGAGCCATTCTGCGTTTGCTTTGTCGTTATCGGACATGATTAACTCCAACTTGTTAGAATT